GGTCAACGAAAAACAGCGGAGGTTTTCGATGGGGGGTGTTTTGACTAGAATCCCCACGAAAAATGGACCCGGCGGCGTCCACTAAACGTGGCAGATTACGGTGGGCAAATAGCCCAAGAAAAAATGGCACGCACAGTCATCCACGTGAACCAGCACATCATCCGATCCAACTACAAAAAGGGGGAGCGGCATCCGGTCTTGACGGTCAAGAGCAAAGGCAGCAATATCTATGCCCACGAGGCCGTCATCAACGGGCCGTGCCGCATCGTGTATTCCCCGGACAAGCCGCTGCCGTGCGGCGCACGGGTTTGGATTGAGACGGAATCTGCGGTCACACTAAACGTGGAGGAAGATCGTGAAGATCAGAGACAGGATCAAGGAGTTGAGGCGTGTCAAAGCCAGCGAGTTGCTGCCGAATCCCAAGAACTGGAGGACGCACCCTAAGTCGCAGCAGGATGCCCTGCGGGGCGTGCTGTCGGAAGTCGGTTTTGCGGACGCTGCGATTGCCCGGGAGTTGCCGGACGGGAGCCTCATGCTCATTGACGGACACCTCCGGGCGGAGACGGCGGCGGACGCCAACGTGCCCGTGCTTGTCCTTGACGTCACGGAGGCTGAGGCAGACAAACTGCTGGTCACTCTGGACCCGCTGGCTGCGATGGCCGACACGAATGCTGAGGCACTTGAGTCGGTCTTGGGGGAAGTCGAGACAAACAGCGAGGCAGTGTCAGAGATGCTGTCCCGTCTCGCGCACCGGGCGGGCTTGTTCCTTGAGGGGGCCGGTCAGTCTGACGAGGCGGAGCCGGGTGAGTCGGATGACGGACCGGCGGAGGAGGAGTCTGCTGAACCGGCCGGGGTTCGGATGGTTCAGTTGTTCCTTGATGAGACAAACATTGAGGAGTTTCAGGACCGGACTGCCCGGTTGGCGGAGGAGTACGAAACCAGCAACCTGACCGACACGGTACTGGAGGCGGTGCGGCGTGCAAGTCTACACCTGTACGACCAAGATTGAGGCGGATGACCTTGCGGGCGTCCACCTTGATGAATCCCACTACGACGTCTTGGTGGGAGGAGATGAGGCCGCGGACATCTTCAAGCCGGACGGCACGCCGCTGGTTCGCTACCGCCCCGGGTGGTTTGACGCGGAGTTGTGCGCGTCGGTCCTGCCCGCCTGTCGCAAGGCTGCCAAGCCAACGCAGAACCGGGGCACAGCCGCCGGAGACATGGGCAACGGGGAGGAGAAGTTCAGACGGGCCAAGGACGGCAAGATCAGCCACACCAAACGGATCAAGCCGGTCAACAGCGGGATCATCGGCTACTTTGATCGCAGCGTCCGGACCCCGTACTGCCGCCAGACTTCATTCCTAATCAACTCCGCGGCACACTGGAGGCGGTTTCTGCCGTACATCGTCAAGGCCGATGAGGGGCTGAAGGCACTCATGCCTGACCGTTGGGAGGCTCAGCGGCAGTACGCTGACCGGACGGCGGAGGATTGGCTGATACCGGAAAGCACGTTCACGACGGTGACCGTCAACCGCAACTTTGCGACCGCAACGCACAAGGATGCCGGTGACCTCAAGGCCGGTTTCGGTGTGCTTTCGTGCCTCCGCAACGACAAGTACGAGGGTGCCCACCTTTGTTTCCCGGCCTACCGGGTTGCCGTTGACCTTGGGCACGGCTGCCTCTGCCTTGCGGACGTCCATGAGTGGCACGGCAACACCGCGTTCCGGCAGATCAAGGCCGGGTACGAGCGTGTCACGCTGGTGTTCTACTACCGTGAAAAAATGGTCCGCTGCCTGCCTGTCGCGGAGGAAGTCGAGTGGGCCAAGAACCGCCGCCGCGGGGAGCCGCTGAAATAGCGACCCCCCCGGAGTTGTGAGATTCAAGTTTCAAACAAGTGTTTTCGTGGGAGATAGCGTGGTAGCGGACTGGAGGCTGAACCGCCGTGAGGGGTTTGACCTGTTCTACCGGTTCCACTGCGAGAGCAACGATTGCTCCCCGGACTTGGCGGTTGAGCGGTGGATGGCCGATGAGGGCGGGTTTGACTTTGAGAAGCGTTGCGTCATGGCACTTTTCCATGGAGCAACCTACGCTGGCCCGTGTGAGTCGATGTTCGCAGACCGGTTCCCGCGTCTCACCTCTGACGTTTCGGGGCTGGTCGCATTCTTCAACCGGGAGAAGCGGCGGCTGCTGTTCAGCCCCGACTGCAAGTATCGCAAGATGGTTTTCCCGCGGTTCCTTGAGTCGGTCGGGCAGTCGGTCGCGGCATACGGCACGCTGGGCAAGTTCATCACGGATTGCTTTGGCTCCGCGGACCCCAAGGTGAACTATCTGCGGCTCAAGGCTCAATGCCAGTCCGTCTGGTACCACTGGGGCAGGATGGGGCACTGGTGTTTCTCTGAGGCGTTGGCGCGGCTGGTGGACGCCCCGATAGAGGCGGCTGACATGGAGTTCAGCGACGGGGCCAGCCACCGGGCCGGGTGGGCTTTCTGCATCGGGCGCGATGACCTGACGGGTGATCGCGTCTCCGCCGCGGACGTCCGGATGCTTGAGCGGACGGCCGCGGAGTACCTGAGCGGTCTTGACTTCCCGCGGGCTGACCGGTTCACTCTTGAAACCGCATGCTGCAACTACAAAAGGCAGCACCGCGGGAGTCGGTACGGCGGCTGCTACATTGACGAGCAGTACGCTGAGACGGTCCAGATGATGACCGACTGGCCTGAGTACGGATGGCTTTGGGAGAAGTACCTTGAGGGGCGGCTGGCGGTGCTTCCGCGGTCGCTGCTGTTTGAGTTGAGCGGGGAGAAGCCTCCCGCATATCGCAAGGACTGGAACCGGTCGATGCAGAAGTACGGCCGGATGCCGCGGGTTGAGGCTTGGGCGTCCGGGGAGGCCCAACGCTGGTGCAAACTGGAGGACGTTTGTGGACGCCAAGCAAGTCAATAAGTTCATCGCCCAATACGCCAAGGGCTACCAAGGCGGTCAGTTTGCCGCACCGCTGCCCAAGGAGTTGGAGGCCAATCCGGGTGCCGTGCTGGAGGCGGAGGGGTTTGTTGCGATCCGCAAGACGCTGCCGCGGGGTTCCTCCCGCAAGGACTTCACCGGGCGGGCGTACAAACTCCCGCCGGGGGCGTCCGTCCTGACTCACGTTGCCCGGGAGCCGGGTGCCGCGCTTCCCCGCTGGGTTGGGCATTACAACTACGTCTACACCTACGTTGAGGACGGTGAGTTGTCTGACCAGATGCGTCAGGCCGGTTGGAAGGTCAAGGCATACCGCGTCTCCGCCACGAGTGAAATCATGGCTTGCTGGTGCCGCGCGGAGGAGCCGCCGCTGCCGATCAGCGTGGCGGACTTGAGGACGTTCACCCGCCTGAACATTCCCGTGCCCGTCGCTGCGTTTGAGGCGGAGTTGGCATCGGTGGACTGCTGGCACGATGACTTCCCCTATTACTCTGACGGAACGTGGTCAGCCGTGTCGATACGGGGCTACAAGCAGGATGACCCAAGGTGGGGCGTGAAGCCGTCAGAGATGCCGCAGAAGTGGCGTGACGAGCATCCTGATGACCTCAACCTGAAGTGCGACTGGACCGTGCTTGCAAGCCGCACCCCCAAAATCCGCCAGTGGGTTGAGCAGACGGTCGGGGGCGGGGAAGTCGAGCGGGTCAGGCTGTTCAGGATGACCGCCCGGAAAGACAAGGACGGGAAACTGGGGCGGCACAGCGACATTCAGGATCAGGACGTTGGGACGCGGGACGGGATGCTTGCCCGTCTCCACATACCGATCAGGACTCACCCTGACATCAAGATGACCGTTTGGGACTTGGACGGCAACGAGCGTTCCGCCCATCTCGCTGCCGGGGGCGTCTACTACCTTGACACCCGAAAGCCGCACAGCGTCCAGAACAAATCAGACGTTGACCGCGTTCATTTGGTGGTCGATTTGGTGGTCACGCCAGAGGTTCGGGTCAGGCTGATGGAGTCAGAGGAGGTGGCAGCGGGATGAAAACTCTCACGTACATCATCGGCCAGCCCGGGGCCGGAAAGACAACGCTGATGAACGCCATCTGCAAGGGGGCGTCAACCCTGTACACCGCGGACTCCCCGGTTTCTCACCGCGGCATGAAGGGTCCGCACGGCCTGTTCAGCGTGCTTGGCAAGGACCGGCACCCGTTCGGCGGGACGGATACGATGTCACACGCGGCCGCGGGAAACTGCGAGGCATGGGTTGAGGAGTTGTCGCGATGTGCGGCGGGCGGAGTCGTGTTTGGGGAAGGGGACAGGCTGGCCACCAAAAGGTTCCTTGCCGCTGCGCGGGTCCACTACCGCGTGCTGGTGTTCTACCTTGACCTTGACGATGCGGTTGCCGCGGAGCGGAGGGCCGTCAGGGCTGAGGAACACCGCCTGAAGCAACAGAGTGCGTCTTGGGTCAAAGGCCGCGTCACCAAGCACGCGAACTTGGCCTTGGCAGAGTCGGCCGTTAGGCTTGATGCTAGGCAGCCTGCTGAGGAGAACGCACTGCTGGTGTGGAGTGAGGTCAATGGGAAAACGCGGACCACCGCCTGAGCCGTCAATCCTGCGGTACATACGTGGGAACCCAAGCAAGACTCCGCTCAACCCCGGGGAGCCAACCCCGGACTTGATGCCGCAGGGGGCGGAGCCTCCGGCTTGGCTTGAAGGCGTTGCCCTTGAGAAGTGGCACGAGATTGTCCCGGTCTTGGCCGCGATGCGGGTGATGACCGTGGCGGACCGGGAGACGATTGCGAGGTACTGCGCCCTGTGGGAGCAGTGGAAGAAAAACTACGACATCGTGAAACGCGGGGCGGACGTCATCATCGGCCGGGACGCGGCCGGTGAAGTCAAGTACATGCAAGTCACCCCGTATGCCAGCCAGATGACCAAGATTGCTACGCTTTTGCTCCGGATTGAGCAGGAGTTTGGCCTAACGCCAAGCAGCCGGTCTCAAGTCACAATCCACGGGAGCAGAGACGATGACCCACTTGCCACGTTTGCCCAAAAGCGCAGCCGCGGAACAGGGGCTTGAGCATTACTTCAACGAGGAAAAGGCAGCCCACGTTGTCGAGTTTTTCAAGCAGTTTCTCAGGCACTCAAAGGGGCGGTTCGCCAACAAGCCGTTCACCCTCCTCCCGTGGCAGCAGACGTTGCTTGAGGACTTGTTCGGCTGGGTGAGGGTCAGCGATGACTTGCGGCGGTTCCGGGTCGCGTACATCAGCACCGCCAAGAAGTCAGGGAAGTCAACCCTGTTGTCTGGAGTCGGGCTGTATTTGCTGACGGCTGACGGTGAGCAGTCTGCGGAAATCTACTCCGCCGCGGCTGACCGCGACCAAGCAGGCATCGTTGCCCGTGAGGCCATGAACATGGTCCGGGCGTCTCCGTCCCTTGCCCGGTCCCTTGAGGTTGTCGAGTCTCGCAAGACGATCACGCACCGCCGTTCATCATCGTTCTGGCGGGTGCTGTCCGGAGACTCATTCCGTGCTGAGGGTTTGAATATCCACGGGTTGCTGTTCGATGAGTTGCACACGCAGCGTGACCGGCGGCTTTGGGATGCCTGCCGCTACGGCGGTGCCGCCCGGGACCAGAGTTTGCTCATCAGCATCACAACCGCAGGCTATGACCGAAACTCCATTTGCTACGAGCAGTACGAATACGCCAAGGCGGTTGAGCGGGACTGGCGGCATGACCCGCAGTTCTACCCCTGCATCCACGAGACGCCCGCTGATGCGGACTGGGCAAACCCGGAGAACTGGCCCAAGGCCAACCCGTCTTGGGGAGTGACGATTGACCCCGCGGACTTTGCCGCGGACTTCCGCGAAAGCCTGCGGAGCAGCACCAAGGAAAACTCATTCCGCAGATACCGCCTCAACCAGTGGACGCAACAAGACACACGTTGGATAAAAATGGAGGCTTGGGCGGGATGCAAAAGCCTGCCCCCGGGGCCGCTGGACGGCCGTGAGTGCTTTGTCGGTCTTGACCTTGCGACCACCTTTGACACCTCTGCGATGGTTGCCGTGTTTCCGGCGGAGGACGGGACGTTTGATGTCCTTGCCCGGTTTTGGATACCCGGTGACAACGCGATTGAGCGGGAGCGGCGGGACGGAGTGCCATACGCACTCTGGTCGAATGACCCCAAAAATGGGCTGTCCCTGACGGACGGCAACGTGACGGACTATGACGTAATCCGCCGTGATGTGGTTGCTTTCGGGCAGAAATACAACGTCCGGCAAATAGCCATTGACAGATGGAACGCCACCCAACTTGCCATCCAACTTCAAGGGGAGGGGTTCGATGTGGTAGGGTTTTCGCAAGGCGTCGGTGCGATGTCGCCTCCAAGCAAGATGCTTGAGAACCTGATAGCCACCGGGAGGCTCCGCCATGACGGCAACTTAGTGCTGTCTTGGATGGCCTCAAACGTCTCCGTCAAGGTAGACTCCAACGACAACATCAAGCCGATCAAGCCTAAGCCGGGGTCACCTCAACGCATCGACGGAATCGTGAGTCTGGTCATGGCACTTGGGGCGTTCACGGCCAGCCAGAAAACACAAGTGGGCACGCCAGAACCGGGCATGATTTTCATATGATCGCCAACAGCAGGATTTTGTGGCTCCCCAACGGCTATGAGGAGCGTGGGGATTTTGCTTGGGACGATGCCCCGTCAGGGTCAAGCCGGAATCCCGCCGGGGTTCGGATTGACCCTGACACAGCCGTGCAATCGACGGTCGTGCTGGCCTGTGCAAGAGTGCTTGCGGAGTCGATTGCTTCCCTGCCTCTGCACCTTTACCGGCGGACCACGGACCGGTCCGGCAAGGCAATCGCCCGGGAACACCCGCTGTACCGCCGTCTGCACACCGCACCCAACTCTTGGCAGACCAGTTTTGAGTGGCGTGAGCAGCAAGTTTTCTGGCTGGCACTTTGGGGCAACTCGTACAACGAAATCCGCCCGGGTGCCGCCGGAGCCGTGGATGAACTTTGGCCGCTGCACCCGTCTCGCATGAAGGTGGAGCGCGTCGAAAACGGCAGGCTCCGCTACCGGTTCCGCGACGAAAAGGGCACTGAGGTCATCTACAGCCAAGACCAGATCATGCACATTCGCTGGATGAGCGATGACGGGATCAACGGCATGGTGCCTGTGGAACTGGCCCGGGACGCCATTGGTCTGGCCCGCGCCTGCGAGATTCATGGCGCCCGGTTTTTTGGCAACGGTGCCCGCCCGGGGGTCGTGCTTGTCACGCCCAACGAGATGAAGTCAGAGGCCGCTGCCCAACTCCGCGACAACTGGGAGCGGATGCACCGCGGGGCAGACCGCTCCAACCGGACTGCGGTACTCACGGGCGGTCTGGACGCCAAGGAGTTGACCGGCGCAAGCAACCAAGAGGCTCAGTTCCTTGAGACGCGACGATTCCAGATTGAGGAAATCTGCCGCATTTTCAGGGTTCCCCCACATTTGGTCGGTGACCTGACGCGGTCAAGTTTCAGCAACATTGAGCAGCAGAGTATTGACTTCGTGCAGCATTCGCTGCTGCCTTGGCTCCGCCGATTTGAGACTGCGTTTGAGCGGGACTTGATCACGGATGAGACGTTGTTCGCGGAGTTTGACACCCGCGGGTTCCTCCGCGGGGACGCCACGATGCGTGCCGCGTACTACCAGACCCTCTACAACCTTGGCGTTGCGTCGATCAACGAAATACGCGGGTGGGAAAGCCTTGACCCCGTGGAGGGCGGGGACGAAAGGTTTGTGCAACTCAACATGCAGACCCTCACCGCCGCTACGGCTGCGGCTGCCCCCCCGCCCCCGCCCCCGCCCCCGGAGCCTGCCCCGGAGGCACCACCGGAGGAAGCATCGTCACGGTCGGACAGCCCGGTTGTCGTTGAGGAGGTTTCCATCCCGTCCCTCAACGGCGGGCAAGTGTCCAGTCTGCTTGAGATTTTGAGTCAGGTGACCGCGGGCAACCTGAGCGGAGACGGAGCCAAGGCAATCATCGCGGCTGCGTTCCCAAGCATCAGCGGCAGCCTAATCGAACAGATTGTGGCGGGGCTTCCGGTTTCCCCGAATCAGGGGCTGGCGACCCGCGCACGCCCCGGCACTGTGTCCACCGGGGACTTTGTTTCTTGGGGCGCGAATGACAGCCGCGCCCGCGGGAAAATCCAGAAAATCGTGACCGATGGCAAGATCAACGTGCCTGATTCATCGTTTGAGATTGAGGGCACAGAGGATGACCCCGCCGCGCTGATTGCCGTGTACGAGAAAGTCGAGGGAGGCTGGCGAGAGACGGACACGAAAGTGGCACACAAGGTTTCAACGCTGACCAAGATTGACCCGCTGGAGATTGCGACGGACTCCGGGCGCAAGATGATGCGGGCGGCTTTGATGATCGCTAAGGAGTCGCGGTCCCTGACCGTGTCGATTGACTTTGACGGGACGTTTGCGGCGGACCCCGCGATGTGGACTGAGTTTGTCCAGTCATGCCGTGAGGCGGGCAACAACGTCCTAATGATCACGAGGCGGGAGGACACCCCGGAGAACCGGGAACACGTGAGCCGCGTGCTGGGGGAGGCGGAGCCGCTGCTGGACACGATCATCTTCGCGGGTCTTGGCAAGGCCAAGAAGCAGGCCGCGGAGGAGGCCGGAGTCAGCGTTGACATTTGGATTGACGATGTGCCAAGCACTGTCGGCTGACCCCCCCGGAGTTGTGAGATTCAAGTTTGAGACAAGTGTTTCCGTGGGGGAAACGCTGGTTTTGAAAAACGAAACAGAGAGTGCCGCGGTGGACTTGCCCCCCCCGGAGTTGTGAGATTCAAGGATGCCGTACTCAATCCAAAAGTCGGACTCATGCCCGGAGGACCGGCCATACGGAGTGGTCAAGGACGATGACGGCCGGGTGATGGGCTGTCATTCCAGCGAGGAATCCGCTGCCAGCCAAGTCGCTGCCCTGTACGCTGCTGAGTCAGACGAGGCGGAGGGGCGTGCCAAGTACGACCACATTGACTTCAAGCCTCCGGACGGCGTGCGGGAGGAGGCAGCCCGCGGACTTGAGTGGCGGCGGGAGTACGGCCGCGGCGGCACGGCGGTCGGTGTCGCGCGGGCCAGAGACTTGAGCAACGGAGTCAACATCAGCGGGGACATCGCACGCAGGATGAAGGCGTACTTTGACCGCCACCAGTCTGACGATCAGGGCGAGGGATGGTCACCCGGTCAGGACGGATTCCCGTCAGCGGGAAGGGTGGCGTGGGCTTTGTGGGGTGGCTCCCCGGGCTGGTCTTGGTCACAAAAACTTGTTAGGCAGATGGAAGCGGCTGACCGCGACTCAAGGAGCGTTGTGATGAGCAATCTGGAATATCGCTGCATCGGCATCGACGGCGGACCGGCAGACTGCCTGCGCGTCGAGTCTCGCAGTGAAGTCATTGAATCCAATGGCGAAAAGCGCGAGCAGACCCGCGACTGGATCGTGGGGTATGCAGCCTTGTTTGGCGTGGACAGCCTTGACCTTGGGGACTTTGTGGAGCGCATCGACCCGGGGGCGTTCTCCATCGTCAAGGAGCGGCGTGGCCGCAAGCGTCCGCTGGAGACGCGGGCACTTTTCAACCACGACCCCAATCACGTGTTGGGGCGGTTTCCTGAAACCCTCCGGATGACGATTGACGAGCGTGGGCTGCGCTACGAGGTTTTGCCGCCAGCCTCCCGGGCGGACATCGTTGAATCCATAAAGCGTGGTGATATTCGCGGCAGTTCATTTTCATTCACCGTGGCCCCCGGCGGGGAACGCTGGTCAGACGAGGGCGGTCGGTCGGTCCGGACGATCACTGCGATTGACTCCTTGTTTGACGTTGGTCCGGTCACGTTCCCTGCCTATCCAGAGTCTCACGCATCCGTCGCAAGGCGGTCTTACGATGACTTCATCAGCGGGCGTCGGGAGACGGTCCGCCGCGGTGTTGCCGCAGCGGAGCGGCTGGCGTCAAAGCGGACTGAGGTTGAGCGGTTCCTGCGGGAGCGTGGCCGATGAAGTCTGGCGACGTCTGCGAGCAGTGCCGCCGCGCGCGTCTTTGTGCCGTCTCAAGTCGGGCGGCGGGAGACTTCCAAGTGCGTTACTTGCGGTGCCCGTCCTGCGGTGCCTCTGGACGGAGCGTGGTCAAGGCCGACCTAATCCGCCGCCGCGGCACTGACCTACTTAGAACACACGGTGTAGACGAGACAACGACTGGCCGTTAGGCTTTGAGACAGACGCGGACGGGACCGCAAACACAAGACAAGGAGACTGCCGTGGCTTCGCAAGTCAAGATGCTGCTGGATGAACTCGCCAAGGTGCTGGCGGAGATGGGTGCCCTTGAGGAGACGCCCAACGCTGACGAGGCTACCGGTGAGGCCGCGCCGATGACTGAGGAGCAGGAGGCCAGCCTGCGGTCGCTGGAGGTCAAGGCCGACAAACTGCGTGAGCGCATTGCGTTCCATGAGCGTCTTGCCGCCAAGGAGGCGGAACTGCGGTCCGTTCTGGAGAAGGGTGCCCCCGCCAAGGTGATCAAGGCCGCTGAGGCCAAGGAGGATTCGGTGGAGAATCGTCACTTTGCCGTCCCCAAGGCCCACCGCCCGCTGCGGGCTTTCGTTGGCCCCAACGCGGAGGAGCGTGCGTTCCGCGCCGGGATGCACCTCAAGGCCACTACGTTCAACGATGCTGAGGCCCGCCGTTGGTGCGCGGACCACGGCGTTGAGTCGCGCACTCAGTCCAGCGGCGTGCTGTCGCTGGGCGGTGCCCTGACGAGCGATGAACTGATGACGGAAATCATCCGGCTGGTGGAGGAGTACGGGGCGTTCCCGCAGTACGCCCGCCGCCTGACGATGAGTGCCGACACCATGATCGTCGCCCGCCGGACCGGCGGACTTTCTGCCCGCCCGGTCGGGGAAAACAGCGAGGTCAGTGCGTCTGACGTCACTTTCGACAACGTGGAACTCAACGCCAAGATTTGGGGAATCGCCAACCGCGTCCCCAACTCCTTGCTGGAGGATTCCGTGATTGACCTTGCGGACCTGATGGCTGTCGAGACGGCCCAAAGTTTCGCGGAGTCTTTCGACAACTCCGGTTTCGTTGGTGACGGCACCTCTGCCTACCACGGCACGGTTGGCATTTGCCCCAAGATTCTCCTTGCTGCCCACAGCCGGAGCGTTGTTGCGGCTGCCGCGGGCAACCCGACGTTTGACACCCTCGACCTGACGGACTTCACCAACACGGTGGCCCGCCTGCCGGTTTATGCCCGCCGGAATGCGGCTTGGTACATCAGTCCGGCTGGCTACGGCTCCTCCATGCTCCGGCTTGCGATGTCCGCTGGCGGCGTCAGCACGCAAAACATTGAGGGTGGTTTCGGCAACACGTTCCTTGGCTTCCCGGTCCGGCTGGTTCACAGCATGGAGTCGGACCTGACGGGGACGGCCGGTGAGGTGCTGTGCCTGTTCGGTGACATGGCTCAGGCTGCGACGTTCGGAGAGCGGCGTGCGGTGAATATCCGGACGGCCAGCGAGCGTTACATTGAGTACGATCAGACCCTTACGTTTGCCACGACCCGCGTGGCGATGGTTGTCCATGACCTTGGATCGACCACGGTTGCCGGTCCGCTGGTGGCACTCAAGGGCACTGCCTGATCCTGACAAGTCTCCTCAACCCCAACCCTAGAAATCAGGAGCGTTCGCATGAACCGTCTTGAGGGCAGCAAGACCGCTGCCAAGGTTTCCGACATCACCGCCAGCCAGACTCACGAACACACCATCGACACGCTGGGCTTTTCCTACGCCAGCATCGACGTTGCGTTTGAGCCGGTTGCCGCTGGCGGCACCGCCAGTGCTGTCGCCAGCGTTCTGACGCTCCAGCACAGCGATGCGGTTGGGTCCGGTTTCTCCGCCGTCACTGGTTTTGTTTCGGGCACGAACTACACCATCCCCACCCCGTCCAACACGACGGACAGTGCGGTGGTCCGCCTGAACGTAGACCTTGAGGGCAAGAAGCGTTACCTGCGGGTTTCGGCCACCCCGACCACCGCTGGTGCCGTTTCGTCCGTCGCCCGTCTTGGCGTGGCGGAAGCCGTGCCGGTCGCGGCCAGTGCCGCTGGCGTCGGTGCCTTTGTGAGCGGTTGACAACGAGCCGCTGACGCAAGTAACTTGGCCCCCAAGGATGGGCACGCGGGCACGGAGGCCCATCCTCCGTCTCGCGTGCCCGTCTTGCGTTTAGGAGGCCGACTGTGCTTGTGAAGATTGGTGACACTGAGGCTGACGTCCGGGTTGAGGCCGTGATGTCCACCCCGCGGCTGGGGTTCATGGACAACTTTGCCTGCTGGATTGAGGCATTGGTGCCGCTGGGAATCCGCCCCACCAAAGTCACCGGGGCGTTTTGGGGGCAGTGCCTCCAGCGGGTCATCACGGACCGCATGGACAAGGCGGAATATATCCTCACCATCGACTACGACACATTTTTCACCAAGCAGGACGTTGAACTGCTGTTTGCGATGGCGATGACGTTCCAGTGCGATGCCCTGACGGGGTTCCAGAGCAAGCGTGATGACGGCAGGCCGATGATCACGCTGCTGGGAACGCAGGACGCCCCGCCGGAGGAAGGCAAGTCAACGGTGCCAGCGGAGTGGTTTACCCATGCCGTTCAGGAGGTTGACGCGATTCACTTCGGGCTGACGGTCATCAGCACGGCCGCGCTGCGGAGGACGCCCAAGCCGTGGTTCATCGACGTCCCCAACAAAGATGGAGAGTTTGGGGAGGGCAGGACGGACGCGGACATGTATTTCTGGCGGGCGTTTCGGCAAGCCGGAAACCGAGTTTTCATCACCCCCCGCGTCACGCTGGGGCATGGCGAGTACAAGATTACTTGGCCCGGAAAGAACCTTGGCCCCGCCGTCCATCAAAATCCGATAGACTTCCTGAGCAGCGGAAACAAGCCGGAGGGCGCGTGGAGGGTTGAATGATCAGTTTTCGCAGCCTCAAGCGGGTTGGTGGACCGACCGTTGAGCCGGTCACGCTGTCTGAGGCCAAGACGCACTGCCGCGTTGACAACTCATCCGATGACTCATATCTGGCTGCCTTGATTGTGGCTGCCCGGGAGTACGTTGAGGACTACCTTGACCGCACGCTGGTGCATACCCAATGGCGGATGAGGATGGACGGGTTCCCTGCGGAGATTGAGTTGCCCCGTCCGCCGATGGCATCGTCAGGCACCAACACGGCCGTGACGATCACGTACACCATAGGGGACTCCGGCGGCACGGCGGTGCTTTCGACGAGTGAGTACCGGATTGACCGTGACGCTACACCCGGAGTCTTGAGGCCGCTGTACGGCGGGTCTTGGCCGTCTCACCTGTTCGATCAAAACTCCATCAGCGTTGACTGGACGGGCGGGTTTGGGGCTGACGGGGATTCCGTCCCCCGTGCGGTGCGACACGCAATGCTGATGATCCTCGCATCGTGGTACGAGCGGAGGCAAGCCGTGGATTCCGTCGCTGCGACGGAGGTGCCGATGGGTGCAAAGGCGTTGCTTGATTCAGCAAAGTGGGGTCAGTACGTATGAGCATCGCAGGCCGGAGCATAGTGGACATTGTTTTCCACGACACCAGCGGATCGTCCCTCAAGGTGCTTGCCCTTGAGTCAACGGACAGCCAGACGAGCGGCAAGGTTGCCATCGTTGAGGGGACGCACGGAGCGTCCAGCCACACGATCAATCACAACTCCCCCGGCTATCGGGACGCGGCTGGCGACCTAGTTTCGTTTTCTACCGTGTCTAGGATTGCGCTAAAATCAAGCAGGCCGATGAAACTGGCAACGCATCAAAGTGTCGTTGTCGTTCAGTCTGACGCAAACAGGGTTGCTTTTAGCGATGCCTCAATGACGAGCGGCAACCTGACGCTGACCCCCCTCTACACTTCCGGAACAGCCTCGTACACGGTGTTCCTCTACGGCACATGATCAGGGCTGGTGAACTCCGCGAGCGGGTGACGGTGCAAACCCCGGCGGAGTCTCGCAATACGCTTGGCGAGACTGTCATGAGTTGGGCTGATTTTGCGACGGTTTGGGCGAGCGTTGAAGGGACCAGCGTCAGGGAGGCTTTGCAGTTTGGGCAGCAGGACATTGCCGTTACGCACCGTGTTGTGATGCGGCATCTGGACGGACTCACCGGCAAAATGAGGCTTGTCTGGCGGAGCAGGGTGCTTGAAATCGTGAGCCTGCTGGAGCATGACAACCGCAGCCGCCACGAGTTGATTTGTCAGGAGGCCGTCTGATGGCTGGGAGTTTCATGGCCGGTCAGGCCGTCAAGGTCACGCCGCCAATCAGCGACATTCAGGAGGCGTTCAGCCAGATTCCCAAGCGTCTGGCTGCGATCCACATTGGTGCCTCACTGAAGAGGGCGGCGGACCCGCTGCAAAAGTCGCTCAAAAACAAGATCAGGCAAAAGCACAAAGGCCCAACCGGGAATCTCCTCCGGGCAGTCACGCTCAAGGTGAAGCGTTACCCCAAGGACGGGAATGCCGTTGCCCTTGTTGGCTTTGCCGCGACCGGCAAGAAGAAAATCCCCAAGGGGGCCAAGAAAGAAAAAGGCAAGGACCGGGCGTATCACCAAGGTTTCTTGGAGTTTGGAACAAAGCCAAGGCAGACCAAGAGCAACGTGGCGTCCAGTTTCAGGTCGCAGGGAGCGTTCAAGATCAAGGGGTCTGGCCGCGGAGGCCGCGGGCCGTTCAAGACGTCCCCCAAGCCGCCCAAGGGGTTTTTCAGGAAGGTCAAACGCGGGCAGCAAGTCCAACTGGGGGCGATGCAGGCTTACGCCCCGGTCGCCAGCACTTACAAGCGTGAGCGCGGCCCACTGGCCGGGAGAGTGCAGAAAGAAATGGCCAAGGGACTCGACAACGCGGCCAAGGACGCCATCGGGCGTCTTGCCAAAGGAATCGGGGTGGGCTGATGGTTTTGGAGTCTCCGGAGCGTGTCCTGCTGCTGCGTCTCGCCACGGACCCGTCCTGCGCGGCCGTCTTGGGGTTTCGCATCTACCCGCTGATTGCCCCGACGTCGGCGGAAATCCCGTTTGTTGTCTACCAGCGGACCGCGATTGAGCGGGAGGGAACCCTTGGCCTGAGCGGGGTTTCTGGCGTCCCGAAAGTGACCGTTGCTTTTGAGATTTATGGGGTCACCTACGAGGAGGCCCGGACCGCCGCAAACGCAATGCGTGCCGCACTGGACGGGTGGACCGGAACTCATTACGGTGTAGTAGTGAGCCGCGTGTCCGCGGATCAGGAAACTGACGAGTTGGCAGCCCTTGACGGGGGAGAACTGCCGCCCGTCTACCAAGTCACGCAGTCCTACGAGATACTTTGGCAGGAGGCATAGAAAATGGCAGCAACTCCTCATGACAGCACCGGAACTACGTTCAGTTTTGCTGGAACGTCATACACCGTCACCAACATCGTCTACAGCCTGAGCGACGTTTCCGGAACCGGCGACGTCATTGACATCAGCCATCTTGGTCAGACCACTGGCGCGACCATGCTTTCGCAAATCCGCCCGCTGAAGCCTGCCGCCGGGAACGGTGCCGACACGGGCAAGGAAGTGTCGATTGATTACATCGGCTCCGCGGCAATCATCGGCGGAACAAGTGGGACTCTGACGATTGCTGGAGGATTGTCAGTCAGCGGCAACGCAACCTGCCTTTCCTCAAGCGTGACTCTGGCCATGAATGAAGTGATCCGCGGCAGTGCATCGTTCCGCGTGGCCTGAACTGCGATGGCAACATACGCAACCGGGATGACCGTTACGTGGAATAGCGTGTCATTCTCTGAAGTCTTTGCCTTGTCCCTGACCACGGGTGCGCAGCGTCAGGGACGTTCGGCACCTTGGCCTCAGGGTGAGGGCGGTTCAGTGACCGTCAGTGCGTTTGGCAGTGCAAATATGTCAACCGCTCAAATCGGCCTGCGGAGGGCCGTTTCAATCAGCGGCGGCGGAGTCACGTTCAGCGGATTTGGTATCATGGATGCCGTCACCGCAGACCCGGAGTTGAACGGGGTCACGCGGTATTCCGCAACAATCACGCTGTGTGACTAGGAGACAAACGTGGCATCACTGAGCAAGGACGCGATCATTGGGGCCGATGACCTTGGGTTGCTCAAGGTTGAGGTTCCGGAGTGGGGCGGAGACGTTTTCATCAGGGTGATGACCGTTGGCGAGCGGGATGCCTACGAAAATGAGTGGGTTTCTGCCAAGGGGAAAGGCGTGGAGGACTTCCGGACCAAGTTTCTGGCCCGGTGCCTCTGCGATGACAAGGGTGGCTTGCTGTTCACGACGGCTGATGACTTCGCAAAACTCGCCAAGAAGTCGGCCAAGGTGATGAGCCGTCTCTGGCAGAAAGCCATGGATCACAATGCCCTGTCGGACGCGGATGTGGAGGAGTTGGCAAAAAACTAAACGTCCGGCCAACCCTGCGTTTCGCCATGCGGCTGGCCGGATTCCTCAAGATGACTTTGGCGGAACTGTTCGACAAGATGGGGTCGCGGGAGTTTGCGTACTGGCAGGCATACCACAGGTTTTTTGAGCCGGTTGGAGGTGAGTGGGAGCAGACCGGGCTGGCGGTCGCCGCATCCTTGGCTCCGTACTGCGAGCGGCACCAGACTCCCAAACCGGCGGACTTCATACCGATCCAAAAGGCACCGCAGCACCAGTCGCAGATTGACGAGGTTCTGAGGAAAATCAAGGACGATTTGGAGGGCTGACGGATGGCTAACGCGGTCGGGCTGGCCATGCAGATCAGCGCGAACACCACGCGCCTCGCAGCCGGTCTGGATGAAGTCAACAAGCGTCTGAGCAAGACAGGCAACGAGGCCAAGAAAGCCTCCAATGACCTTGGGGTTCTCAAGACCATCGCAATCGGCGGGGCGGTCATCAAGGGTTTCGACCTGTTGGCCAGCGGCCTGACGAGTGCTGCATCAGCCGCCATCGGTTGGGCAAACAACGTCCGTCAAAGCATCGACGCGACGGGGGACTTGGCGGCACGGACCGGCATCGCAGTTGAGGCGTTGCAGGGGTTCCAGACCGCGGCCAACCTGACTGGCGTTCAGGGTCTTGACAAGGCGGTCCAAAAACTGACCGTCACAATCGGACAGGCGGCGGCAAGCGGCAAGACGGATGCGTTCAAGAAGTTGGGCATTGACTTTGATGCGTTGCAGACGCAATCGCCGGAGGATCAGTTCAGGACGATTGCCGCGGCAATCTCAAAACTGCCGACACAGGTTGAGCGTGCCGCCGCCGCGGTCAAGATTTTCGGCAAGGCCGGAGTCGAGTTGCTGCCGCTGTTTGAGGAAAACCTTGCCGCGATTGAGGAGCGTTCCAAGCGTCTAGGAATCGTCCTGTCAGGGGATCAGGTGAGTGCCGTTCAGGACATGAACGATGCTCTGGACTTGGTCAAGATGACGTTTGACGGGATCATCGGACAGGTCACGGCCAACCTTGCACCGGTCATCAGCGGGCTGGCTGAGGAGTTTCTGACATTCGTGGAGGGATTTCAGGCAGTCGAGGGCGGGCAGATTGGCGGCGGCGGGATCGCGGACGCCATCACATCGGCACTGTTCGACTGGGCAGAGTTTTTTGCCGGAATCATTGACACTTTCCTCGCAGAACTGAACCAGTGGATTGCCTATTTTCAGGGGGTCGCTCAGACGTTCGTGAGCGTCGGTGACATTTTCCAGAGGGTGGGCGACGGATTCACGGCCGCGTTCCTTGGCGTCCGGTCCACGCTTTCTCAGTTTGTCGGTGACTTTGCCGGGGTGATCGCCCCCATCGCGGGCATTTTCTCCAGCGATGCACAGCAGTTTTTGGAAAACTTTGCTCAAGAGATGAGGCGGTCAGCCACTGAGGATGCCGAAACAGCAAGGAAATCCCTGTCTGACGCGGTCAACGGGCGTGCAAAGCAGGAGCAGCAGGCCGTTTCTGGCCCCGTCAGCCGCGTTGTCTCCGGCGCAAGGCAGCGTTTTGACAACCGGAACAGCCCGGAGGCTCAGGCGGAGCGTGCCGCTGCGGCTCAGCAAAAACTGTTTGACCGACTGAACGCCAACCTCATATCGTCCGCCGCGCAGGCGGAGGACGTTTTCGGGGAAAACGTGCCAGCCGCCGTTCAGGACGCGGGGAACCGCGTGACGGACTTGCTTGCTGATGCCTTCAGGGACGGGACGATTGACGAGGGCGAGCAGAAAAAAATCGCAGAGGCTCAGGCGGCATACAACAAGTCCATCACGGAGGGCAAGGCCGCGCTGGAGGCCGGGAAAAAGGCGGAGGAGGAGCGGCAAAAGGTGATGGAGAAGATTGCCGAAAAGGCCGCTGAGATTGAGTCAGAAAGAATGGCCGGTCTGTCAGAACTTTCGACCGAAACCCTCAAGGCTTCCGACGTTCGCTCATCTGAGGGGGCGTCCACGTTCCTCCGTCTCGTGACCGGCAAGCAAGACCCCGCGATTGCGGAGTATCAAAAGCAACTCAAGGAATTGCAGGAGATGCGCAAGGAGTTGAAAAAGATCGGCGGCACCGTGGAGATTGCTGCCTAATGGGCGTAGTCACGTTCAGAGAGTTGATCGGACGAAACATGACGCACCGGCTGGGGGATTCCCCAACTGCGTCTAGGAAGTTTGCTGTCCATCTGGATGACCCCAACACTCCGGCGCAGACCATCATCAGCGCGGTGGGCATAATCCACGGCTCCTCCCACCCGGAGTGGTCTTTCCTGAAGATGCTCAACGCGACGATCACGGAGGGGACTCCCAATCCGTTCAGCGTTGAAATCAACTACGACTACGAGTTGCCGACTGAGGAGGAGAAAGACCCCAACCCCCTTGCGAGGCCCGATGTCTGGTCATTCAGCACAGGCGGGGCGGCGGTCCCTGCGCTGACCTACTACGACGGCACCACGCTCCGCCCGCTGGTCAACTCCGCGAAGGACTTTTTTGAGGGTGCCATGACGGAGGAGGCTGAGGTCCGCGCAAGCATCTCCGGCAACCGGCCGCAGTTCCCGCTGGGGCTGGCAGCGTCCGTCACAAACTGCATCAACTCTGACTCATATCTGGGTGCCCCCAAGAACACTTGGAAATGTCAGGGGATCAGTGCCCAGCAGGCCGTCGAAATGGTCAACGGAACTGAGTTGCGATACTGGCAGATCACGACGGAGTTGGTTTACCGGCAGAGCGGATGGAACCTCCAACTGCCGGACGTCGGGTATAACTGCATGGAGGGCGGCAAAAAAATCCGGGCCTACGTGTTTGATCCCGATGACAGCACGACCCGGATCGCATGCGCCAGCCCGATTGCCCTGAACAGTGACGGGACGATTCGCACGACCGGGTTTCCGTCCATCCTTGAGCGGCGGGTTCATCGTGAGGTAGGTTTCAGTGGCTTTTTCGGCACACCCCCGTTCTGAGGACGATCATGCCAGACATCAACTTTTCCATCACAGGCCAAGTCGCCAAGGGTTTTCTCTCGCAGGCATTTGCCGCCAACGGGGTGACGTCCGATATGGCTCAGTCGGGGGTTATCTCCGTCACGCTGCCCCTTGGGACAGCCGTCAGCCAGATCGACACATCGACCATGACGGCGGTTGGCCTTTGCTTCGCAAGGAGTCTCGCCACGGAGACAACTCACACCGTCTCCATCGGCAGGCTTGTTGGTACAACACTTCATTCTGTCGTTAGGCTCAAGGCCGGGGACGCGGCTGTGTTCCGGCTTGCACCGGGGGCATTGGCCGCTACGGCATCAGTAGGCGGCACTAGGGCGGTCATCCAGATTTTTGAGGACTGACCGTGGGCAGGGCAGGGCATAGCAGCGGTTCCAACCGCGTTGCGTTCACGAAAGCCTCCGCCGACCGGATTGCGGCGGCGGTGCGAGCCGTTGAGCAAGGGAACCGTGACGGAGTGCCGTTTGTCGGTGCGCCGAGGATGCAGGACTTGGCTACTAAGGCAGTCAAGAAAGGCACGTTCAGTGGCGACTGGGACATTGGGACCGACAAGACGGTAACGATTTGCAGCACAACGCTGACGGTCAACGTCAGAAATCTGACGATGGACTGGTGGGGCGGCGAAGTCGGGGCTGGCACGCAGACTGGAACTGTTCTTTTTTCCAAGGCTTGCGGCACGCAGACCGCCATTGAAATCAGCGTTGACCAGTGCAAGAACATAGGCGGATCAATCGCCAAGATTGCATCGTTCGCGTCCAGCGAAATCCAGATTTTGGGCCACGACGATGCTGGATGCCTCAAGTGGTATTCAATCACGACCTGTAGCACTTCCTGATGACTCTTATCCCGTTCAGCAGCGGCAAGATCGTGATGCGGGACGGCAAGGTGGGCACGGGGCAACCGTGCTGCTGCGGGTGCCGGTGTCAATGTTCATCTCTTGATCCACCTTTCGTTGATGAATCCTGCGACTTGCAGGCCGTGATCGTTGATTTTGACCTTTCCCTCTACGGACCCTGCAAGGGAGCCGCCACGGTTCAGGTTGAAGCGGCCGACGTTGACTTGGGCTTTGCGTGGAGCAAGGTTCAAGACGTAGAAACGGACGGCGGCATACTTAGGATTGAGGTAAACGTCTGGTGCCTGAGCAACTGTTTGGCGGTTCAGTTCACCATCTACGCCGCAGTGTACGACGGCACGCAATGTGAGGTCTGCCCACCCAGCGGTTCCGCTCGTGCGTTTGATGTTTACCTTGATGGAGAGAATAACGAAATGGGCATATGCTGCCCGGTTGGTGCTACGTACCGATTAGGGCCGAATCTTCCTTTTTGCTATGACGAAACTGTTGAACTCTCACTTGAAATCACGTGCGTTTACTGATGCGAGCCATCAAGAAGATCGACGGTGTTTGGTGTTGCTACATCTGCGGAGCCGCCGTCCCCGACCAGTCGCGGCCACACGTTGGACGGTGCCAGTGTGAGCAGCAAAAAGGCAAGCCGGGGCTGGGGGATATTGTTTCCGCTGGGCTTGAGGCGTTGGGAATCACCAAGGAAAGGGTCTCAAGGATCATCGGCAAGCCTTGCAACTGCCAAAAAAGGCAGCAGGCTTTGAACGAAATAGGCAAAAAGATGGGTCTGGGCTGACCCCCCCGCTGGGCTTCAAGCATCCTCCTCAGCCTGAGAAAATGCAGGCAACCGCAGGAGGAGTCCATGCCCGGGAAAAGCCGCACGCTGCGGGTCCAGATTGACGGCAAGGCGTGGCGGTGGATTTACAGGCGGATTCCGCAGAACAACGACGGCCTGACTATTTACGGCAAGTGCGACTGGGCAACCAGAACAGTCTCAATCAGCCGGACCATTGACGGGCTGGACCGGCTGGACACGGAAATCCACGAGGCTTTGCACGCCATGCAGGGGTTCGCCAGCGAGGAACACGTGACTGAGGTTGCGACCACGCTGGCTGGCTTGCTTTGGAGGCTTGGCTATCGCATCCCGTCCGGCGGAGACTCCGCCGATGTTTGACGAATGGGCTGATGACTACGAAATGGACGCAATCCGGATTGACATTACCATCTGGTTTGATGACTAGGAGGCAGTTTTGCAGCCGAAAATGCAGTGGTCAGTTCAGCCCGGGGACCGCGGGGTGACGTTCATCCGGTTCCAAGGCAGGCAACTCTGGTGCTATCTGAGCAGCGATTGGCACTGGGACTCCATCAAGTGTGACCGCGACCGGCTGATGTCTGACCTGATGACCGCCAAGAGGCTGGGATGCCCGGTCTTGGGGTTCGGTGACATTTTTGACGCGATGGGCGGGAAGTACGACCCCCGCAGCAGCAAGGATGAGTTGAGGCCGGAGTTGCTGACTGGCAACTACTTTGATGCGGCGGTTTCGCAGTGTGCGGATTGGCTCCGCCCGGTGGCCTCAAGCCTTGCCTTGCTGACCCCCGGGAACCATGAAACGGCAATACGCAAGCGTCAAGAGACTTGCCTGACAACCCGGCTTGTCGAGCGGCTGCGAGTCGATGGCTCACCGGTCTGTCAGTCAGGGTACGCTGGCTGGGTCATCTTCAAGGGTGCGCAGGGCAAGACCAACGTGGCGTTGCACCGCCTCTGGTATCACCACGGCTACGGCGGAGGAGGGCCGGTCACCCGCGGCGTGATTGACTACGCACGCTACCTTGCCGACGTTGACGCGGACACCATCGTGTCAGGCCACGTTCACCAGCGGACCCTCATTGAGTCTACGAGGCAGCGAGTCACCTCTACGGGCATCCCCCGCACGAGGCCCATTTTTCTAGTCAGATCATCCTCCTACAAGGATGAGTGCATGACGGACGGATGGCACGTTGAAAAGGGTCTTTCCAGCAGGCCGATTGGGGGCTGGTGGATGAGGCTGCGGTGGGGTAAAAAATCGTCTGAACTGATCGCCTCATTTCACGACACCCCGGAGATTTGACCATGGAGACGATGGAACAGGCCAACGCTGCCCTGCGTGACGCTGTCGAGACGAGGATTGCTGCCGTCAAGGCGGGCAAACCGGCGGAGGAGTGGTACAGCGGTTGCTGCGAGGGTCAGAAGCCTTGCAGCACTCAGGCGTTGCCCGTAGTGGGCGATGCCCCGCGCCAGCGTCCGGGGTCACTGGCGTTCATGGAGGTCATTGAGGAGTTGCGCGAGATGCACCTGCGCAAGTCTCAGGACTACGGTTCCAACCGCGACCCGCTGGCAAACGTCCGGGCGGGGGCGGAGTTGGTCGGGATTGAGCCTTGGCGGGGCTGCCTTGTGCGGGTCGCTGACAAGATTCAGCGTCTGCGGACGTTTTGCCACGACGGGCGGCTGGCAAATGAGGGGGTTGAGGACGCATTGCTTGACCTTGCCTCATATTCGGTCATCGCTCTGGTGATGTTCCGTGAGGACTCCGCGCCTGCGACACTCTAATGGTCTGCGGCTTTGCGCAAGTCGGGCAAGATGGGCCGCGGGATTGGCCTTGAAGAAAACCGCGGGCCGGTCTACTGTGCATCCTTGGCTGGTTTGTTTCGTCACCCCCAAGGAGCGTTTCATGCGTTGGATTGTTGCTGGTTTTCTTGCCTCCGTCTTGTTCTCTCAGGCAGCGATGGCGGACCGGTACTACAGCCGCACTGTTGTCCGCACGACGGCGCAGCAGGACGCTGAGTACATGGCCCGCACCGGGCGGTTCGGGCACCGCGGGACATGCGGCTGCCGGGAGGGGATCGGGATGGGAAGCACGGCTGAGCAGGCACTTGCCAACTGCTGCTACAACGATGGCCGTTACGTGATCCGTGAGCGGGCTGTTGTCCGCGGGGGCAACGGTCGCTACTACGCTGTGATCCGTTACGGCAACTGATGCACGCCGGTTTCGGGCGGGTTCCGGAGAACAAAAACCCTGCCCCTTGTTTCGTCCACGGGAACACTTGTTTCCAACTTGAATCTCACAACTCCGGGGGGGGCACTGGAGTCTGACTGAGGGAACGGACCTTGCGTGACCA